AAGATGAGACTTCAACAATGGAGTAAGATATGAAAAAATTTACAGTTCAGATTCAGTTTGATGTTAGAGAAGGGGATTATTATATTCCTCTTCCAGATGATATGTTAGGTTTATTGGCTGATCTGGGTTGGACTACCAACGATGATCTTGAATGGATTGATAATAATGATGGTTCATTTTCAATAAAGAAAAAAGAAAAAGAGGTATAATAACATGACTGCTTATAGAGATGCTAAGAAACTTTTGTCCGATGCCAAGTTTTATGAAGGATATGCTAGATACGTTGAAGGTGAAAATAGATATGAGACTTGGAATGAGGCAGTAGACCGTGTTATTAAAATGCATATCGGATTCTATGCGGATAAAATGTCATCCAAATTGATGACTTATATTAACGAAGCCACATCAGCTTATAAACAAAAATTGGTTCTAGGTGCACAACGTTCTTTACAGTTTGGTGGTGATCAATTATTAAAACATCAGATGAGAATGTATAATTGTACTTCTTCTTATGCTGATCGTCCAGCTTTCTTTGGTGAAGTATTTTATATTTTGTTGTGTGGTGCAGGAGCAGGATTCTCTGTTCAAAAACATCATATTGAAAAACTACCTAAAATTACTAATCGTACAAAAGCACCTAAATTGCATGTTGTAGAAGATTCTGTTGAGGGTTGGGCTACTTCTCTTGATGTTCTCTTATCATCATTTTTTGAAAATGGTGGTAAGTATCCTGAGTATGCTGGACGTAAGGTCGCATTTGATCTTTCACAAATTCGTCCAAAGGGTGCAAAGATCTCTGGTGGATTTAAAGCACCTGGTCCTGATCCACTTCGTCGATCATTGGATAGGATTGAATATATATTAACAGGACTCACACTCAGTGAGAAGACTTCATCATTAAGACCTATCCATGTTTATGATATTGTTATGCATGCTGCTGATGCTGTATTGGCTGGAGGTGTTCGTCGCTCCGCTACTATTTGTTTATTTTCTCCTGATGATAATGAGATGGCTTCCGCTAAGACCGGTAATTGGTATATTGATAATCCTCAGCGTGGCAGAAGCAATAATTCCGCTGTTATTGTACGTAATGAAATAACAAGAGAACAATTTGCTAACCTAATGACTTCTATTAAGCAATTTGGTGAACCAGGTTTCTTCTTTGTTGATGATAAAGATATTACAACCAATCCATGTGTTGAAATTGGAATGTATCCACAAATTGATGGTGAATCTGGTTGGCAAGGTTGCAATTTGACTGAGATTAATGGTGGTATGTGTGATAATGAAGACACATTCTATAAAGCTTGTCGTGCTGGTGCTATTCTAGGTACACTACAAGCAGGATATACAGATTTTAAATTTCTTTCACCAACATCCAAAAAAATATTTGATAGAGAGGCTTTGTTGGGTGTTTCTATTACTGGTTGGATGAATAATCCAGCTACACTATTTAACGAGGAGATCCTAGAAAATGGAGCCCGAATCGTCAGAGACACTAATAGAGAAGTTGCAGGACTATTGGGAATTAATCCAGCTGCACGCACTACTTGTGTCAAACCATCTGGTAATGCTTCTGTTCTTCTAATGACTGCTTCTGGTATTCATGCAGAACATTCACCGATGTATATTCGTAATGTTCAATTGAATAAAGATACAGAGGTTGCTAAGCTTATTAAAAAGTTTAATCCTAATATGGTTGAAGAATCTGCTTGGTCATCAGGAAAGACTGATTATGTTATTTCATTCCCTGTTGTATCTAAAGAAGGTTCAATCTATAAGGATGATTTGATTGGCATTAAGCATCTTGATCTAATTAAGAAGGCACAGGAGTATTGGGTGAATGCAGGTACCAATATCGATCTATGCTCTCACCCCGGTATTCGCCACAACGTATCTAATACTGTTATTGTTGATAACTGGGATGAAATTGAAGAATATGTGTTTAGCAATCGTGATTACTTTGCTGGTATTTCTTTTCTTCCTATGACTGGTGATAAAGATTATTACCAAGCACCAAATACAGAAGTATTAAATGCTAAACAATTGACTGATAAGTATGGTGCTGGTGCTATTATGGCTTCTGGCATTATTGTTGAAGCTTTAAAGGCTTTTGATAATCTTTGGATGGCTTGTATGACAGCTAATGGTTATGGTGAAGATTTAACTGCAGATAATCATCAAAATAACCTAAAGAAAGATTGGGTTCGTCGTTTTAAGAAGTTTGCTACTAATTACTTTGATGGTGATGTTAAGAAAACAGAATATTGCTTCAAGGATGTTTATTTACTTCATAAGTGGGAAAAGATCCAACAAACCATTCAGGATATTAAATGGGAAGATGAGCTTAAAGAAGTTAAATATATAGATGTAGATACTATCGGATCAGCTGCATGTGTTGGAGGGGGATGTGAACTCTTCTGAGTCACCATGCACGACTAATTGTGAATTGGACGCAACAACTGTGTATTGTGTTAAGTGTGGACGCAGTACACAGCAAATTCAAGATTGGTTGACATATCCTAGTGATAAGCGCAAAGAAATTATGAAAGAAATTAAAATTAAAAGGAGATCAAAAGATGGATTGGGAAAAAATTATTGACTCTTTCATTGAATTAGTCAAAGACGAAGAAACCAGAACTGATATCTATAAGATAATTCTTGAAGCATCAGATGAAGTGGATGATCAATATATTGAAGATACTGTACATGGTATTGATGATGCTTTTGATAATGCTTGGTCACTTTATCAAGATGATATGACTACTGCTTCTGAAGAAGATGATGAAGTTGATGTAGAAGATAATGATTATGAGACAGAAAGCGACTGGGAAATAGACGACTCAGAAGAACAATAATGAGAATTGTAGGGGTAGACTATAGTCTATCATCACCCTGTATATGTATCTGTGATAGTGATAAATTTAGTTTTTCAACTTGCAAGTTTTACTTTCTAACTGACACTAAGAAGTACAATATTGATATGGATAATATACAGGGTGACCTACATGACCCATATTTTAGTAATGAAGAAAGATTTTATAATATTACTAGTTGGGTGTTGACTAAATTAAAAGAAGGTGATATTATATACTTAGAAGGTTACTCAATGGGTTCCACAGGTATGGTCTTTAATATAGCTGAAAATGCTGGTCTTTTGAAACATTATCTCTGGAAACGAAAGCATACATATAATATAATAGCGCCGACCGTTATTAAAAAATTTGCTACTGGTAAAGGTAATGCCAACAAACAAATGTTGCAAGATTGCTTTGAACAAGAGACAAATTATTATATTAAGAAAAAATTTGTTATGACGGATAAACAATGGAATCCATCATCAGACATAATTGATAGTTATTTTATTTGTAAGTATGGAATTGAACAGGAGAAAAACAATGACAACGGTATCTAAATGGTTTGCAGAGTTGTTTGGTATTGGTCTTAAAGGTGCCAAAGCAGAAGCAGCTAAAATTGAAGAAGCGGTTAAAAATGAAATTGAGGTAATCAAGAAAAGTTCTGAATGTGGTTGTGGTCGTAGCCCAACAGGTTCATGCTTAGGTCTTCATAAGCTCACTGAAGCTGAATGGTTGATTCACGAAGTGAATCCTAATAGAGTTATTGAAGCAGTAACTGAAGTAGTTGAAGTAACTAAGGCTAAGGCTAAAAAAGTTATAAAAGAAGTTGATAAAGAACTTAAAGAAGTAGAACAAAAGATTGAAGCAGCTATCAATGAAACTATTGCTGAAGTTAAAAAAGTTAAGAAGACTAAGGCTAAAAAGATTTGAAGCTTTCAAACAATGAATTAAGAGTGTGCAGTGAAATTGGTAGTAATGTTCCCGTAGTAGTGGGCATTTGTCCACACTGTGGATTGGGAGACAGATCATTAATTTTAATTGATTTTGTTCCTAACGGACATCAACCACAACACAGCACACTTTATCTTAAATGTATTGGATGTTCTACAATTACTCAAAAAAAAATTATAGAAGTGGTAGAGGGATAAATTATGGCTAGTAAAGCAAAGAGAGCAAAGTATACATCTAAGGGACAACGTGACAGTGTGTCCGCCAAGACTGTTAAAGCTATGAATCGTGATCGTACTGATCTTGATAAGATTCTTAATAAGCTCAAGGTTTGGGCAACCGGTAAGAAGGTAATGGTTACTATTCCAAATCCAAATAAGAATGAAACCAACAAGCGTTTTATCCGTGTTGAAGGTACTCATTCAGCAGCATTTGGTCCTTGGAAGAGACCAGACAAAGATAATAGTATCAGGATGACATCCCATGATTAATGTATACGGCAAACCTGATTGTACTTGGTGTGTTGCAGCAAAGAAGCTTTTAGATGATAGAAGCATCGCTTACAATTATTATTCTGTAGGTGAACATGTGGGTATAGATCATATTATGGAGAATTTTCCAGGTGTGAGGTCTGTGCCTATCGTTCAAATAAATGGTAAGCATATTGGTGGTTATGAAGAATTGAAACAATATATTGAGGAGACATCCGGTGGACATGCAGACCATATCTAAATCAAATGTATTAAATATGTTACAAAGTGGTATTATAAATGTTAAATTTACAAAGGCTGATGGTACAGAACGTTTAATGAAATGTACATTGGCCGAAGGTATTATCAAACCTCATGAAAAGAAAACTGATAGAGAAAGAATAGCCAATGATAACATTTTATCTGTATGGGATGTTGAAAAAGATGGTTGGCGTTCTTTTCGTTTAGACTCAATTTTAGAAATTTATAAATAAAATCAGTATCTAAATTATTGAGGAATTTAAATGACTGATTTTATTACTACACCCCTTATGGCTAAAATGTTGTCAGGGTTAGGCGGTCTTATTGGCGGAGTATCTTTCATGGTCTTCTATAAACCTTGCAATGTTTGGGATGCTTCTGTGAGATCTGGATTAAGTACAATATCTGCTATTGTATTTGCTCCTGTTATGATGGAATATTATAATATA